TCCGTTTGCTTTGCAGGCAACTACCTATATCAATTGGCTACAGGGACATAAAATATGAAGGCCGGTGGGGTATCCGCTAGATTTTCAAGATCATCGCTACCCATCCTCCGTTTACTGGCCCTACCTTCATTAACGTACGGGTGGAGAATAACGGGTTCGAACCGTTGACCTTCTGCTTGCAAAGCAGTTGCTCTCCCAGCTGAGCTAATCCCCCATATTTCCATCTTCATCAAGCATCCCCGCTTGCCCACCTACGAAAAAATCTTGAATCTTCTTAGGTACTAAGATCAAGTACAATTTTTGTAATATATCAAAAATCATGATAATCACCTAATAGTAATTGGTGCGGTCGGTAGGTCTCGAACCTACATATGATCAAAGTCTATACAGTTCTTGCCAACACGGCCTGGGCCCAAGCTTGGTGCTAACTCACTAACTTTCCTTGATCTCCTCTACCCCTCGGTAGCCGTCTGCCAATTGCGCCACGAACCGCATTTTTGGTGCCCGAGGTCAGAATCGAACTGACGACCTACGCGTTACGAGTGCGTTGCTATACCACTAAGCCACTCGGGCAATTAACGGATGACAAACTCATGTCCGCATAAATTACATTTGAAAAATTCTTCAGCTAATTCTGTAACATCATGATGGATCCATGTAAAGTTAACAGTATCAGCACCTTTAGGCATTGGAGATTCTTTAGTGCAATGTTTGAGGTGCGATGTATCTCCTAAAAATTCTGCAATTTTCTTCATTACTAAAAGTAATGAATGATTGAGAATAAAACCGCAACCGCGGCGGCGAACAATATAATAAAGATCAGCTCATCCATTTTGTCCTCTATGTCATACTACTTTGGCCGGTGTAGACACATCAGGCTGTCAACCATCCCGCTACTCCGTTTAGCAAATCCACTTGAATGACTTTTGGATTGACTTATCCTATAATCACTTTCGTGCTGCTCCCCCTTCCCACTAGGGTCTGCTCCCACCGGTCGGAGTACAAGGATTCGAACCTTGGACCCTCTGGTCCCAAACCAGATGCGCTACCAGGCTGCGCTACACTCCGAATACCCAGATCGCTCCGGGTTAATTACTAGATGTCCATCATACACTCATACACTTGGTCAGCATCGCAATTGCATAACGACTCGCAATCATCGTTGATGTCCTCCTTATATGGGCACGTATGCCAGGTACCATCTTCGTAATCTACTGCTTCTACTACAATTGGAATTACTTTCTTGTTGGTTTGCATGATCAGCTCCTAGTTGAATTATTGCAACTATTCACTGCTCTGCTACAACTAAAGCTTCCAAACGCCTAATCTATTTTGGCAACCTCCCACTAGGCTAGGAGGAAGTAAGCCAAGACCTTATTAAGATCCTGTCACTGCCATGTTGTTCTAACACTCTACTATTGATGATTTATATTCATCAACATCACCACCCCAAAATACACCATCAATCATTTCCAGCAATGCTTCCTTAGTCCCGGTGTATTCAACTAGAAAAACTCCTGGCTGATCTTTATCTTCATCACGGTATTCTTCATCAATTATCTTATGATGAACATTAAGTAATTCAAATCGATTAAACAATGGCCGATTGTAATCGTCATCACCAACGATAGTAAAAATTGAGACTTTATACATATAAATCCTCTATTAAACATTGGAATAGGGATATTATATCATAGTTCTTGAATCTAGTACAAATTTTGGTGCCCCAAGTCAGAATCGAACTGACGACCTATCCCATACCAAGGGATTGCTCTACCACTGAGCTAAAAGGGCAATTATTTTCTTCCTAATCTACATCCCTTATCTATCCAAGAATGTAGAGTATCTTTCTTAACTTTTATTGCTTTATTCTCTAATGGATCAAATATCCAACAAGTTCCAAATTGGGAATTCTTTTCTCCAGATTGGTGATTAATTTTCTGAAAAGTATTTTTTCGCTTTTGATTTGACTCTTCTGACAAAGCTTTCAACCGACCTATTTTACCACCGATTTCACGGCACTTCAATAATTTTTGACGACTTAGCTCTGCACAATATTTTTTAAATTCCGGATTGGAGTTTAGTTTTTGATTATATGCTTTTTGACCAAGTTCCCAATCAAAATTTGACTTACCCTTCCAATTCCCAGGTTGGTTGCAATGTGCCCAACTTCCGCTTCCACCAATTGCTAAATTCATACATTGTGGATCTTTTAGAAGATCTGCATTTATAAGATCCTTCTCTTGAATGACTAATTTTTCTCTCGAGTCATAGAATTCTAAGATATTACAAATATGATTTTCTAATCCATGTTTGTGAATCGAGTACCATAATCTCTTTCCGGACCCTACGTATCCATCATTAATATTGTCTGTAGAATGCATCCCAATATAGTACCTGTTTGTAATCAAACAGGTAGTCTTGTAGATGTAATGAAACTTTCGTCTTTGTGCCCTCATGCTTAATATTTATAAGCTGGCACAAATAATTCTTGGTCTCGGCGGAGTGAATCGAACACTCGAGTTCCTGACCCCAAATCAGGCGACCTACCACTGGACTACACCGAGATTACACTAACTTTTCTACGACTCCTGCGTATTCATTGCAGTGAATACACGGGTAAGGATGGCTATCAGCTTCCAGCTCTACTTGTTCGTCGCAAAAGCTACAAACGTAGATCGGAATCTTATCCCGCTCAATCAAGTCATAAACATCTGACAATTTCAATTTCTTCATTTGCGTTTTAGTACTTCACCCTTATATGCTCATGGTCTCCAATACAGGATTCGGACCTGTGTTATTCTTCGTCCCGAACGAAGTGCCATATACCAGACTAGGCGAATTGGAGATTAAAATTGGTGGAAGCGGGGAGATTCGAACTCCCGTCATCCCGGGTAAGAGCCGGGTGTATTAGCCGCTGATACGACACTTCCATTTGGCCCTTAAGAGTAGGATTCGAACCTACCACCGCGGCGCCCCGCAGCTCTGTCCAGCTGAGCTTATCTTAAGGATTTTACTTCTTCAAACCTGGCATGTTACCACGCCGCTTTGTCCAATTGTAATCTGGTCCGGTCTCATCGACCCCGGGATTACCGACCGAGTTTGGATTCTCGGAACACATAGTGATAAAAGATACAGTACCTCCATCACGCTGTTGTTTTCTTAGCGTCTCCATAAATTTCATGGCGCTAGTCATCTCATCTGAGTTAAAAGATAGACAATCTGAAGTTACTAACTTCGTTTCATCAAAAACTCTTTCTTCCCAGTTTGTTTCTCTCATCCAATAAACTAAAAACATTTTATTCTCTCTTTGCAGTTGATGAATTATATCACACTTAGCAAAGAGTGTAAACATAGTCTACAGATAGCGATCAATCTGCTCATGATCGGTATTTCTTGTAGCCCTGGAGAACCGTACGGGTTTTGATCCCGTCTACGTAGGGTGAAAGCCTACTGTCCACACCAGCTGACTCACGGTTCATGGTGGTACCGCCGAGAGGAGTTGAACCTCTTACCAAAGATTCGGAATCTTTGGGCCAAATCCGTTGGCGGCGATATTGGTCTACCGTACGAGAATCGAACTCGTCTTCTCTGCTTGAAGGGCAGGTCACCTCACCAAAAGTGGAACGGTAGATAAAAATCTTAGGGGTGACCGGTGGGTAACGATCCCACTAGCCAACGGAGTCACAGTCCGCGCCCTCGCCATTTGGGTTCGGCCACACCTAAGATTTCTGGTGGTAGTCGCTCGCTCTTTCCTCGGTGATGCATCACCTGAGTACCAGCTTCGCAACGAACAACTACACGGCAGGAGCACACGGAATCGAACCGAAACTATCTGGGTCAAAGCCAGATGTGCAGACCACTACACTATACTCCAGGCTCCGAGAACTGGGAACGATCCAGTCTAATCGTGATTAACAGTCACGCGGTTGTCACCTTGACGCCTCTCTCGGAATTGCAGAAGAAACCAGGCAGCACCTAAGGTAGCTACTCCTTCAATGCCAGCACTAACCTAAACATCGTTATGCGCACTTACCAATGTCCACGTCAGCTCTCTTACCCATCGTAAGGGCAGTCAGAAGGTTTCTTCTTTGGTGGACCGTGTGGGAGTTGAACCCACTGGGAGTTGATTGCAAATCATCTCTCCGTCCCGACGGACAGCCCAGGCTTCTTGGTAAAAACAAATTGGTGCTCACTGTCAGAATCGAACTGACCCATCCGGGGTTTCAAGCCGGTGCTTCCACCAGGTTAGCTTAGAGAGCAATGGTGGAGTTGTTGCGGTACCCCTTAACCGGGAAGAGCAGCTTCTACTCTTCGCTTTGGCGACGCGTACGGGACTCGGACCCGTTTACTCTGGTAGACAGCCAGAGACACTACCCATGTGTTAACACGCCAATATTAAAGCCGAGGGTCCGGCCACTCCAAAGAGTACCTGCCAACCTTATCTCAGCCTATTCATAACAGGGAACAGACGGAACCGGGCTTTTGTTTTCACCAAGAAAGAAGTATCCGGCAATCCTACGCCACTGCTGGGTGGACGTGGTCGGAATCGAACCGTACCCAGGGTCCGCGGAGTCCCTGTCCATAACGCCCAAACTTGCGAGATTCTGTTACCCCTGCTAACCGCAGGACCATTTTTCAATGGCAGCTAGTTCATCTTTCACTCGCTCTCGAACTTCTTTGGTACCCAATATAGGAATCGAACCTATGTCTTCGCTGTGTAAAAGCGATGCTAATCCCCTCAGCTAATCGGGCAATGGTAATTGATCTAGCATTTTCTTCGATATTACTAAGACCGTTACATTGTTTTGTTTTCTTACACTTTCAATTTTAACTTCATCCTTTTTAATAAGGTAATCATTTTTAGTATCAACGTACAAATTAGAATCAATCAAATAAAAATCAGGGTAATATCGATGACTTTTACCATCAGCATCTATCCATTTCAATGGATCTGGACGAATCCATTTTATTTGTTGGTGTTCTAAAAATCGTGCATATTGAATTTCATATGAAGACTGTAGGTAGATTTTAGTCCCATCATTCTTTAGAAATTCCATTCTGACTTTACTAGTATTCCCACCAAAACCTCGTTTATGAGCAGCTTTAGAAAGTGATTCACTTCTCATTTTCTTACTTTCAACCGACATATTTTGATGGAATTGTTTCATACTAGCAGATTTGTTTATCCTACCCTGAGGTGTATCTGTATTCCACGTTACCTTCCGGCCAGTTAATTTAGCTGAAATATCTTTCTTTGTCTGTTCAGATTGAACAGATCCAATTCGTTTTTCACTAACCTTCTTATTAATTTCTTGGCGTTTACTTTTGGTACTAAAACCACGAGAACATTTTATCGAACAGAACCTTCCAGAAGCATATGACCCGTCATGTTCATTGTTACAATTTTCACATTGCATGTTATCTCCAAATCTTGGTGGTTCCACACAGAATCGAACTGTATTGTCTCGCTAATCGGGCAAGCATCTTAACCAATAGATGATGGAACCGGCGGACCAGACGGGTTTCGATCCCGCTACCTCTTGATTGACAATCAAGCGCTCTCCCAATTGAGCTACAAGTCCATGAAAAATCTTAGCTCCAGAGGCTGGGATCGAACCAACGACCGTCTCCTTAACAGGGAGCTACTCTACCGCTGAGTTACACTGGAGCTAAGATTTCTGGTCCGTCGGACAGGAGTCGAACCTGCATGTGTCCAGTTACCTTTCACCTGGTTCGTAGCCAAGGGGGATACCGACGGATTGTGATGTTCAACCTTATAACATCGTGGATATCTCTTCCAATATCATTTTCGCTACTAACTCGCTCACGCGCCGTTCGCTGGAAATAGGTCTCTCCGCCAGGAGTTGAACCTGGATCGTCGTCTTAGGAGGACAACGCGATATCCGATACACGGAGAGATTGTACTGCTCAAATTGTAAAAGAACTTCTAAAGCTTACCACCAAAAGAAAAGGGAGCCTCGTTTTGGGCTCCCTTGCAAATTTCCTTTTGGATGCAGATCAAATCTTCTTGATGTGCTCCGGCTTTGCAAGGGTAAAAATTATCGCCTCAGGGTGAATGACGCAGCGGTCATTATCCTGATTATGTTGCACGGCGGTAATCGTAAATCGTTTCATTGCAAGGCTTTCAAATTGAGTAATTATTTATAAGAGAGCAAAAATTTTCTAACTTTTCAGCTGGAACTTCTTTGCTTATCCAAACAGTAAAGTCATTATAAACTAACTTTTTGGAAAAGTAAACATATATTTTAAAAGAATTTTGAAAGAGATACTATATCATCGTTGTATATTACTTAAGAGAGCGACTCTTAAGTAGATGATGCGGTAACTCACATTCCAGAAGATTTCGAGGCTTCCTTAAGGAACCTAATATCTCTATCAAAATTCTTTTAAAAAAGACCCTGTTGCCAAGGCCAAAGGTAGGAGAGGGAGTCTCCAATACAAAGACAATTATAAACAGTTCTCTGGAGTTGTAAACGGTCTACGCTAAATTTTTTTGATCTTAACCGGGTTGACAAATGTTTCAGGGTCGACGATGATCTCTTCCTCATTACGAGCCGTAAGGTAAGCCTTGATCAAGGATTTGTCGATCGTCGTAGACGCGATCTTAGGTTCCTTGTGGCTGAAGCGTTTAGCGAACCACTCTGCCTTCTTACGGTCCAACGTCCAGGCCAAGCCGCTGAGCTGAGAATCAACGTGGTACCCTCGATAGATAGTTACGGTCTGCGGCAGCTCATTGTAGACCTTCAGCTCATCCTCCTCCATCACGTTCTCGAGCCGATTAGGGTGATCATTGTCCCAGTAATACTTCCAGGTGTCGATGTTCTGCCAAGCGTTCTCGGTGTCGGTCCACAGTGAAACTACCAGCTGCCAATATTGATCATCTGGAATTTCGCTCTCTAGCTGTTCAAAAGCATCAAGGCGGTATGGTCGTTCATGGAGATAGATGGCGGTGTGATAGTTGCCCTCTGCTATGGCCTTCTCGACAGCTTCGCTCTTAGCTGTGTACTGCATGTTAATTCGATGGTTTTCAAGCTCATGGTAGGGAAGCGAGAAAACTAGAGGATGCTTGAGGATCTTTCCGAAGAATTCATCTTCAACTAGGTACGGAGTCAGAGCTTCGTGGAGGGACTCCTCCTTGAACATAACAGCTAGATTCTCTATCGATTCCATTTCAACTCCTTAAAATAAAAGTGCCGATAGAGCATTATACTCTATCGGCACTTTCTTGTAAATTGAAAATTATTGCTTGGTCACGAACGGTGAATCATACAAATTAAACTGTCCACGTGCGTAGTTACCCTTCGACCGATCGAATGCGTAGCTATCTTGATTGTAGTCAAGGATGATTTTGGTAGGTTGATCCCAACGAGTGGCGCCACCGTACATCAAATCATAGTCGCTGTCTGTGACGTGTGCACCGCCCATGACATGAATCAGCTCATGGAGCGTTACGTAGTCAATGTAAGTTGGTTGGTCTGTAGGCGACTTAGCGACTGGATTTTGATCACATGGAGTGATTCCTGGTGAATTGGCAAACCCATGAATGTACATCACCGCCGTTTGATGCCCATTCTGGAGACTACCAGCGTCGGCGCAAGTCCTTGGGTTGGGTCCATCATAGTACACCAGATAAATTTTTCCAGACTGTTCGTCTTTGAGCGATCGAAGATCTGCTTCGATCTGAATAGACTTATCCCACCCGAATGACTCATAGGCTGCCTCGGTCAGCGGAAGCTTAACGAAGGTAATGTCGATCTTACCATTAAGACGATCAAGCTTCATCCTATCATGTTGACCAGTTTGTTGAAATAACCAGGCATCGACAGTTTCAAGTGAGTTTGGAAACTTATCTGTAAGGTCAAGCTTATTATCTGTTCCGTCGGCTGGGATAGCGTAGATGACATGAATCTGTGATCCAGTGAGATCATCTGGTTGGTCTATAGTATTCCTTATTGGCTTGATCACCGGCGGAATAGCTAAGTCAGTCTTAGGAGCTGGCGCTGAAGGAGGAACTGAGACGTGTGGGGCACCCAGGTCTGGAGTGATGGAGGCTGGAACCGGGGTTGGATCTGCTGGAGTAACTGGAGTAGTGGCGATCGTCGGAGCTGTGTTTGCTGCCGGTGGAATGGTATTAGACGCAGTTACCGTAAATGGAATAATGAGCGGCTTTGGGGGAGCTGCTAATACAGCAGTTGAAGATGGAGCGCTTGCGGTTGTTACTGCAGGTGGAGTTTGTACTACTGGTGCTACTTGTACATCCGTAGATGGTGCTGGAGCAGTTGACTGTGATGTTGGGGCTGCAACTTGAGCGGTTGTAGTGGTAGGAGGAACTGGCTGAGAATCTCCTCCGCCGCCTCCACAACTAGCGATGAGTGCGGTTAGAGTTAAAAGTGCAAAAGTTTGCTTCATGGTGTTCTCCGATTCAAGTTAGAAAGAGTACTCCCGTTTGGCCAAATTGGCTTTAGTAAGGTACTACCATTACTTTAATATCTTATAATAATTATGTGAGAAAAGATACAACTTTATGAGAAAGCTTTCATTGAATTTGTGTATATTTTTGACTTTATCGCATTTTTTGTCGTGTGTTTCACCTCATACATCAGCTCATCAGCAGCAGAAAGAATTCCTTCTGGAGAAGCTTTAAATGATCCATCATACTCAACCATTCCAATGCTAAATGATATCTTGAATCGATTGTCAACTGCACACTTGTCAAGCTCTTCCTTTAACCTCGTGACTAACATAGTGTCGTGTGAGTGTCTAAAGATTACAGCAAATTCATCGCCTCCCAACCTTGATCCCATATCATCTGCTCTAAGGTGGTCTTTAATGCATTTTCCAATGCAAACTAAAAGTTCATCTCCTACATGATGTCCAAGCTTATCATTGACTTGCTTAAATCCATCAATGTCAATGTACGCAACCGACATTGATTCTGACCATCGATTACAATATGATAAAGATCGTTCTAAATAGTCTAGGAAAGCTAGTCTATTTGGCAGCTTAGTGAGGGCGTCGGTACGGCTAGACATTGAAAGCACTTCAACTACTTTATTTTTTCTATTCACCATAAAAGCGATTACTATATATCCTAAGATTAGGTTAATCAATAACCAGATGTTAAAGATCATATCAGGTGACATTATTAAATTTTCAGTTTGGAAATGAGATAACCCAGTCATACCAGCAAATAGGTAAGAAAACCAGCCGCCGACATGATCTGCTACGGTATATACCAATAACATGTAGACCAAGATAAATGTAATAAAAGGAAACCTTTCATCAAGGTAATATATTAGTGATAATGATAGAAGACAAGCTAAAGCAATAAAGAATGGTTTAGCTTTTTTAAACTCAAGAACTTTCATACCTTCCTGCCACTAGGGTGGTTGGTACTTCGATGGATAGATATCTAAAAATTAGATATCAGTATGTATATTTGATACTATAACATATATCTCAACAATCGTAAATCAATTACTAGTGAAAAGAGCAAAGAGATCGAACTCTTTTCACCGTTCTTCAAAATTTACACGATTTCAAGTGTTTTGTAGCTTAGAGAAACGTTTTTGGTTACCTTATAGTTATTATTGGACCAACTATCTGTTTCTGGATAGTAACGAATTTTAGCTCCGTTTAAAGCCGAGAACTTAGATTTAATCTCATCTGACAGCTCTTCAATTAAGTTACCTACGATATCTGCAACATCAAATGTAACAACTGCCGGATTTGACCCGCAACCATAATTGAGGCCGCCATGATCGATCCTATCAATCTTGCACCCTCTTAAGATGTTGGTTCTAACAACAGTTTCATTGCCGTCTAACATCTCAATCTTAGTCATGAATGATTCCATTTGAAACAGATTTTGTAAAGCAACACACGCTCTGGAGCCCATGTCATCTTCAACTATTATATCGAAGTAGTGGGGAGCCGCGAATCGCGTTTGTGATATCTCAGATATTTTGATCAATTGAATCGATATGTCATTTCCGCAAGATAGCTTAGTTCCATCGTCTTGTTGAAATAATACCCTAAATCGATTTCTAACTTTAGGGTGTAAGATTCCATTACCTAAGCCGGGCCAGCCAGATGTTTCAGATAAGTTTGCCATGTAATATTTCTCTCTATAAAATAAAAGGTCCTAAAATTAGGACCTTTTATTTATCTAGAGACGGTGAATTTTTCAATCACCCCTTTCGGCGTCATCCTCAGAAGCATCTGAACCAAAGTTAGCTTGACGTAGCTTATCTTGGAGCTCTTGGTAAGCTTTAGTTAGCCCTAGTTCATCTGACTTGTAACGTGCTTTCTTCTTTTCAAATCGCTGAACCATGTCAACAAAGGCCTTACGATACATCGCGACTGGGTCATCAGAGCTTAATTGCTTACCGAGCCTGTAAGGTTTTACTTTGCGGCGATAGGTGTCATCATTACCAGAACTTGACTTACCTACAACTTCTCCGCGGATCCAACCAGTGGAGTAGATCGACATAACGTACTTAGTGTTCTTGTCGAGTGATGCTTCCACCGTTTTTGTTTTTGGATCGTATCTAGAGCTGAACATATATAATCC